CAGCAAATGTTGAAATAGAATCAGGTAATTTAAAGTTAGTTTCTACTACAGACCCTGCTACTCCAACAGGTGGACTTATACACTATTCAAAAGTGATAGCAGGAAGGGTTTTGCCTAAGATAATTGGACCTAGTGGTATTGATACGATAATGCAAGTGGGACTTCATAGTAACTCTGTAATGATGGTAGCTCCTGCAAATGCTACAACTGCTCCTACAGTTTGGGGAGGTGTACTTACAACAGCTACTACAATATCTCATCAACAAACAATTGCTTCTGCTAATCCATGGCAAGCTACAAGAAGAACAAGGTTTCAAACTTCTACTACCGTAGGCAACACTTCAGGAATGAGGACAAGTTATGTTCAATGGTTTAGAGGTAACGCTGCAGGATTTGGTGGTTTTTGGTTTAGAGCACAATTAGGTATGAATATCAACCTAAACGGCGGTCAAAAGTTTGTAGGTCTTTGCGCTTCAACTGCATCATTAGCACAAGAGCCATCAACACTACTTAATATGTGTGGTATGGGGTACGATAGTACAGACTTAGCTACAGGTAATTGGCAGTTTATGTATAATGATGGTACAGGTAGTGCTGCTAAGGTTGACCTTGGGGCAAACGCTGCAAGGAATACTACAGCAGGATATGACTTGATTATGTATATGGCTCCAAATGGTTCAGAACTATTTGTTAGAATAATAAACCTTGCTACAAATGTTGTGGTATTGGAGACAAGTTATACAGGAGCAAACGTACCTGTTGTAAATACAGGTATGGCATTTAAAGCAGAGGTTAGGAATGGTGCTGTTGCTGCTGCTGATAACTTAGAGATAGCTAAAGTGTATATAGAAACAGATTATTAATTTATAAAAAATAAAAATGAAACAGATTCAACAAGTAAATATTTGGCAAGGAGGTTCTAGCAAATCAGGAACTGTATTGAACGCTTATGTTATTAGCGATAACCTATTAGACTCAGCAAATTTCTATTACTCTATTTTATCGGAACCCTTAGAACTTCTTACACAAGGAAACCTTACAATGACAGGAGCTGCTTACGACCTATACAGCTCTAATGAGGACGCATGGGATTGGATATCAACTCAGCTTAATGTTGTAATCACAGGAGACTATGTTCCTGTAGACCCTGACCCAATTATTCCTGAATAGTTTTAATAATGACTAGATTATTTATCATTTTTATTGTATGTCTGTTTGCGACAAAGCAGTCAACCTCTCAAGAGTGGTATAGGATTACTAAAAATGATTGGGGGATAGTAGCGTTAGGTGTAGTTTCAGGGTCTGCTGATGGAGTTAATCAAAATTTGATACATTTGCGGTGGGGAAAAGGAAAGCCATTTTGGGACGCTCAAACGTCTTGGAAGAATAAGTATAAGGATTGGGATGCAGGAGATAGGTCCGCAAGATATTTTGGCAGCAAGACTATATTTGTGGCTTTTACAGACGGGTTCCATCTTACTCGGATGTTTGATAGAAATGCAATGTATTTTTCCGTTGGGATAAGTGCATGGGAATTAAATCAATACAAAAAGAAGGACCGTTGGAAGATAGTCGCAAAAAAGGCTATTTTGTCGGGAATAAGCAACAGGTTATTTTTCAATATAATTTATAAATGAAAACGATAACTACAATATTGATGTTAACACTGTCCTTAAATTGTATAGGGCAAACCAAGCCATTTGTGGGCATTTCTCTTCACTCAATAGGGTATTCGTTGCAAGGAGGCGTAAAGCTCAATAATAAGGTGGTTATAATAGGTTACAGCGTACCTTTAAGAAGCGCACTCAATCCTTCATTGGTATTTCTTACTGCAGGGTATGAGTTTAATTTAAGTAAGACTGAAAAGGATATCTTTGCAATTACAACAACAGCCGGGGCTTCTTTTTACAATTCAATTAATAGGATTGAGCCGATAGTAACGGTTGAGTTGTCTAAAGACTTTTATAAGGGAAGGATATTTATTACAGGAAATTATTGCAAAGTATTTTTTGTAGGTGCAGGATTCAAGATATTTTTATAAAAAAAATAAAAAATATGAAACAATTACTTACAATTCTACTTCTTACAATCGCTACCGTAGCGTTTGCAGAAACAAAAACAGTAAACAAGAATGCTGATGGCGGTTGGTATTACCGCAATGGTGGTTTCCCTGCAAAAGCAGGTGACACTATACTATTGCAAGGTGATTATGCTTACATTGAAATTAGAAACTTAAAAGGACTACCTAATAAGCCTATTGTATTTATTGGTAACGGTACTAACAAAGTTGGTTACAAGGCTGCAAATGCTTTTATATTATCAGCGTGTAGCTATATTGTAATAGAAGGAATTATTGTAGGTGGTGCGAATGATTCAAGTTATGCAGAGCAGGGGTTCAATATTCAATCATCTGACAACTTAGAGATAAAAAATATTACTTTACAGAATGCAAAGGTGGGATTCTTTACTAACCCTGCAAGTGGGCATTATCCTAATATTTTTATTCATAATAACCTTATCCGTAACATTAGCGATAAGTTGAAAAGCAACTTTGCAGAAGCGTTTTACATTGGTATAACCAACGGAACAAGTCCTTCTATTGTTAGTTTTCCTAACCTTAAAATAGAAGATAATGTATTGAGAGATATTGGTGGAGATGGTATTCAAATTGCCAATGGCATAAATGTTTCCGTAAAGAGAAACAAGATATACAATTATGGGTTTCATAATATTAACTCACAATGGTTTGGGTTATTGTGTGGTGGTGGTACAAGTGGAACATTCGAGGACAATTACTTGGAGAAGGGAACGGGTACACCATTTCAGATTTTAGGAACGGGCGATGTTAATTTCAAATACAACACAGCAAAGAACACAGGATTTGGGGCAAACACACAGGATGCCTTCTATGTCCGCCAATCATTCCCTACATTAAGAGTGAGGCTAATTGGTAACAAAGTAGACACTAAAAGCCGTAATTGGATTACAGAAGTAACACCCGGCTTGATTGTAGAAGAAGTATGTAATGTTTTTGGTAGTGTTATAACAGCGCCAACACCAACACCAATAGTTCCAATAGTAACAAAAGCATACCATGACAGCGTTGTAAATGTTTTACAAACCAAATTAGACAATATCAATATAATTGTAAACAACTAAGTTATTAAAAAATGTCAATGATAGGTATTAAACAAATTTGGAAAAAGACACCTGATGTTATTAGGAAGGTGAGAGCAACATTGATTTATACTATTGCAGGCTCCTTGCCTTTTACAGCAACACTTTCTGAAAAGTTTGGAACAACGCCATTGGGCTATGCTGAGTGGTGTGGTATCGCTATTCTTTTAGTTAAAGCTGTCTCAATGTTCTTTGGCATAAGTGATGAAGAAGAGGTGCAGCAAGCGTATCAAGTAATTAAAGAAAAAAACAAACTATGAAAAGTAACCATTTTATGATTGCTGCTGCAATCGCATTCGTTGGGGTAATATGCATTTTTAATGTAGACAGCTATTGGGCAGACCAACACAACGCCAACGTATTTTTAAAAGTTTTTGGGGGACTGCTTTTGGCTGCATCGGGGGGATGGATTGCCTACAATTATTTAACTCAAGGTGGAGATCAAAATAATAAGTTGTAATGAACTATCCGGAAATTCCGAACAGTTAAAAGAAAAAACTATGAAAAGTAAATTAAACGGTTGTGGTTTTACACTTGCAACATCAATAGTATTATGGGTTGTAATTATTGCTTTGCTTGCATCCTGCAAAACATCCGAGCAGTTGTATAACAAGGCAAAGGAAAAGCCGAATGGAGAGACAAAGGTCGCAGAATTAGCCCGTAAGGACTTCCCCTGCATTACGACCAAGATTGACAGTATAATTACTGTTGACACCCTTTATGATTCAATAGAGGTAGAATGCGACCCTATTATTAGAACGAGGGTAGATTCTTTTGAAACTGTTGTAGTCAGTAAGGTAAAGGTTCGTGTACCCCGGGAAGTGGTAACGATTCGCACAACAGAAAAGATTGAAGACAGCGCTAAAATAAAAGTCATGTATGCAGAAATTCAAAAGGCAGCAGCGATGATAGTGGCAGAAAGGAAGCTCACTGAGCAACAAAAGTTGGAGACAGAAAAGGAGCGTAAAGCAAAGAACAAGTGGCGAAAGTGGTGCTTAATAACGTGGGGCATACTAGGTGCCATTGTAGCATTTAGATTGTTGAGGTCGAAAATAGGGTTTTAATTATTAAAAAATAAAGAAATGTCAAAAATAAGCACATACACAAATGCGCCGAGTCCAATATCGGGTAGCGATAAGCTGATAGGTACAGAGACGGGTGGTTTGGTTGATAACGCTACGAAGAACTTTACCGTTACGGAGCTACAAACGTTTATCTTTAAAAACGGAAACTCATTGTTATCGTTCGCAAATAATGCAGCAGCTATTTCAGGAGGGCTTGTAGCAGGCAATATTTATAGGACATCGACAGGAGAAATCAGAATTGTTTTTTAATTATGGACATCAGAAAAATATCGATAGGACCTGACTACAAGGGAGGAGCGATGCATTACATTGTAGGGCAGCGGATTCTTGGCGATAATTATGAGATTCATTTAATAAAACATATTCCCAACAATAGTTCATATGGGATTTACATAATAAACAGGAAGAGCGAGGTTCTTCTGTGGAAGGAGTTTTTGAGCACAATGCCAATTTCAATTGAATTTAATATAGACTACTGATGCGTTCACCATTCTACTTCATAGTAAAGCCATTGAAGGGAAAGAGGTACGATAACACAAAAGACATAGCCGGTACAGAACTAATAGTAAGTACCTCTGAGGAGGACCACAAGTTCTCAAACAGGCAGGCTGAGGTTATCAATCTCCCCTTGGGTTACAAAGGACCAATTGCACCGGGCGATATACTGCTTGTGCATCATAATGCGTTCAAGTTCTACAACGACATAAAGGGTCGTTTAAGGAGCGGAAAGAGTTTTTTTAAGGATGACCTGTTCTTTATAGAGACGGAGCAGTTCTTCTTATACAAGAAGGGTTCCACATGGAACGCTTACGACAGGTATTGTTTTGTAAAGCCATTGCCTGCAATTGACTGCTACATAAAGAAGCCCTTTACCGAGGAACCGTTGATGGGCACCATGGTATATCCAAACGAGTACTTGATAAGCAAGGGTATAAACAGTGGTGATACGGTGTGTTTTTCACCTGACAGTGAGTATGAGTTTACGGTTGATGAGCAAAAATTGTACAGAATATACGACCATCAAATAACAATGAAGCTATGATTTTATTTACAATAGACGATGCATTGTCAAACCCTAGTAAATATGCTGCCAATGTTCTTGTTGGGGAGTTTGGAGACTTTCCTGATGGGGACAAGGTTTTTAAAAATATACAACCAAGGGATAATGATGAGGCGGCTGATTTGATATTAAGATTGTTCCCTGAATATTCTATCGGATATAACTTTGTAAGGAAGTCTCCATTGGGTCAGATTGAGCCAAACTTTATACATAAGGATGATATGATGGGAGATATAACCTGCATACTCTACCTTAATGAAACGCATCCTAAAGAAGACGGAACTACAATATACGATGACGAAGAACTTCCTGTATGCAAGGTTTATGCTAAATTTAATCGCTTAGTTGCATTTGAGTCTAATCTATTGCATTCGAGAAATATATTTGAAAACTTTGGAGAAGAAGATGATGCGAGACTTATTCAAGTTATATTTTTAAAAAAAAATAATGAGCAAGGAGACAAAGCTTAGAATAATAGCGGCAGGTCATCGTGCAGTTGACGAGCTGATTAAGGTTGCCGAAGAGTCAATTTTAAAGCATGGTGAGGACGAAGAAGACCTGTCTGCCGACAAGTTAAAGAATGCTGCAGCTACAAAAAAGTTGGCAATCTTTGATGCGTTTGAAATCCTAAGCAGGATTGAACAAGAACGAGAAAATATAGATTCTATTGATAAAGGAGAAAGCAAAACAGACTCAAAGCAAGGGTTTGCGGAAAGAAGGTCTAGATAGCGACTTATACCGAGAGTTAGTAGACTATATACCACAAGCTGCCTTGTCTAGAAAGAATAAGAGCAAGTCTTGGGAATATGGCTATGACGAAAAGTATGACATGGTTGTTATCTCAAAGACCGGGCAAATAGGCAAGATAGTAACCATATCGGGTGTGGTGATTGCTTTGCCTGCTACTCCCGAAAAGTGCCCTCAAAGACACGCCTCCAAGGCTGAGCAATATTGGGAAAGAGAAGAGCTGAGCAAAGATTTAGCAAGGATTCAGTCTATATTTCATTGGAACGAAATGCCATCTCAGTTTAAAGATCGTTGGATTGATTATATAGAACAGCAGTTCGAGAACAGAGAACATGGGGTTTGGTTTATGAACAATGGAGTACCTACCTACATCACCGGGTCCCATTGGATGTACCTGCAGTGGTCAAGTATAGATATTGGCTATCCTGACTTCCGTGAGGCAAATAGAATCTTTTATATCTTTTGGGAAGCGTGCAGGGCTGACTACAGGTGCTTTGGGCTAATATACCTTAAGATAAGGCGCTCGGGCTTTTCGTTTATGGCTTCTTCTGAGTGCGTTAATATAGGCACCCTTGCTAGGGATGCTAGGATTGGCATACTCTCAAAGACCGGTCCTGATGCAAAAAAAATGTTTACAGACAAGGTTGTTCCAATTAATAGTCGTCTGCCTTTCTTTTTTAAGCCTGTTATGGATG